AACGCACTACAACCCGCCATACGATTCACCAAAGAAGAGTGTTTGGATTTACCAGACATGACCTATGTGAAACGTGAGGTGGCACTGACCCCACAACAGAAGAAATACTACGACATACTGCGTAAGCAGATGATGGCAACAGCCGATGGTGAGCAGATAAGTGCGGCCAACGCTGCGGTTAACATGAACAAGTTACTGCAAATCTCCTGTGGTGCGGTGTATACCGACACTGGAGAGACGGTGGAGTTCGATATAAAGAACCGATACAAGGTGCTGAGAGAGGTTATAGACGAATCAAGCCAGAAGGTTCTTATCTTTGTACCGTTCAAACACGTCATTGATTTACTGGAAGAGAAGCTAACCAAAGATGGTATAACCAGTGCAATCATCCGAGGTGACGTAAGCGCATCAAAGCGCACCCAGATATTCAAAGACTTTCAGAATAAAGAAGACCCAAGAGTTCTAATCATACAGCCACAAGCTGCGGCTCATGGTGTGACGCTTACAGCCGCTAACACTATTGTCTGGTGGGGGCCAGTATCTTCTCTGGAAACCTACGCACAGGCCAACGCTAGAGTACACAGGTCAGGACAGAAGCACCCCTGTACCGTAGTGCAGTTGCAAGGCTCCAACGTAGAGAAACGCATTTACAAGCTGTTAGACGAACGAATAAACATACATACAAAAATAATAGACTTATACCAAGATGTGCTTGAATTGTGACCATAAAGGCACTATAGTACACAAAACAACAATATAAGTTATGGAGAATGGTGAAATGAGTAATGACCCAAGCGATCTTGATCGTCTGGTGAAAGTCTTCATTCGCATCCGAGATCAGAAAGCTGAGTTAGCTAGAGACTTTCGGGCGCAGGAAGAAGCACTGGACGCCAAGCTATCCCTCTTAGAAAAAGAGTTCAACAAGCATTGCGAAGAGCATGGTGTTGAGTCTGTTAAAACTAAGTCGGGTACATTCTACCGCTCAACCAGAAGCAAGTTCTGGACTAGCGATTGGGACGCAATGAACCGATTTATGCTAGAGCACGAGTGTGTAGACCTACTGGAAAAGCGCATCCATCAAGGCAACATGCGTCAATTCCTAGAAGAAAACCCCGAGATACTGCCGCCGGGGTTGAATTGTGATACCGAATACAAGGTAACTGTACGGAGGAAGAAATGACCGATAGCTACGTTCCGATTGAGGAATTGGCGCAATACTTGTCTGTAAAGGCAAAAACAATCCGGCAGTGGATTGCGAAAGGGTACATACCTAGCGAAACCTACATAAAGGTCGGGTACACGTACCGGTTCAGCATTCCACAAGTAGTAGCCGCGCTGAAGCAAGAAGCACCCCCAACCGAAGATAAACTTGAAAACGAACCAGTTCAGCAACAACTGGATTTCTGCGAGGAAGATGATTTATGAGCGAAGTAGCTTTGTTTGACAATATGCCGGACGAGTTTAAGGAACTCCTAGGGCAACTGGAAGTTGACACTAATGCCGCAGGTCGAGCCACTACCGGTGGTGTAAACAGACTATCCATCCGTGGTGGCGTGTTTCGTAAAGTGGTAAATGGACAAGAAGTAGGTGAGCTGGAAGATCGTGCCATCAAAGCTGTGATCGTTAAGTCTGCACCTATCTCACGTATGTACTATGCCGGACAGTATGTAGCGGGGCAGAACAATCCTCCTACTTGTTGGTCGGCAGACACAAATACTGGTAAGCCTTCTGAAGACGTAGCCAGAGATGACGTTCAGTCACTGTCTTGTTTTGACTGCCCACAGAACATCAAAGGTTCTGGTATGGGTGAAGGACGTGCCTGTAGGTTCCAACAGCGTGTGGCCCTCCTGCTAGCTAATGCTGAAGGCAAGGTGGTGTCTAAAGAGATTTACCAACTGTCTCTACCCGCTACCAGTGTGTTTGGGGATGACAAGCAAAAGATGGGCCTACAGGCTTATGCGCGCTTTCTTACCTCACAGGAAAGACCTGTACCTCTAGCTTCTCTACTTACAGAGATTCGTTTCGATACAGATAGTTCTACACCAAAACTCTGCTTCAAGCCGTTGCGCGTACTAGAGCAGTCAGAAATAGAGGCTGCGGTAGAAGTACAGCGTAACGAGAAAACAGCGGAACTTATTAAACTTTCCGTAAAACCCAAAGATGAGACTAGCACTCCAAAGCTAACCAGTGATAAAGTCGATCCCCCTGCCGCTATCTTTGAGCAGCCAGAAGAGCCAAAGCAAGAGGCTAAAGAAGAGGAACCTATCGAAGAACCCAAGGTCAAAGCTACAAAGAAGTCTAAGGTAGAGAGTGTATCTGCCGGTGATGTAGACCTTGCGAGTTTGCTCGATGAGTATGATGACTAAAATAAATAGAGGCACCCTACGGGGTGCCCAACCTTTGGGTTTGATATGGAAACCAAGCAGTTTCTCAGTACAGTGCTGGGTGATGAGGGGCATTACTGCGTATTAGGATTAAAAGATAAAGCAAGAAAACAAACTTTCTATAACTCTATAGATTCACTAATTGACGCAGCTACTGAACTCGACAATGACGGGTTCAATGCTTACTTTGCTCTAGCTACATTTAAGGAAGCAGAAAACCGTACATCAGAAAACGTACTGCAACTACGTGCGTTGTTCTTAGACTTGGATTGCGGGGAAGGCAAACCATACCCAACAAAGACCGAGGCACTAGCTGCACTACTAGGTTTTTGTAAGGCGTATGAGCTACCCGCGCCATCAAGTGTAATTAACTCTGGTTACGGCCTACATGTTTACTGGGCGTTGTCACGCCCGTATTCCCGTGCCGATTGGCTACCCGTTGCTGAACGATTAAAGGCAGCGTGTCATAGTCATGGGCTGCACGCGGATCACGCTGTTACAGCAGACGCCGCAAGAATACTACGTCTCCCGAATACGCATAACAGAAAGAACGGTGATGCGTTGCCGGTACAGATAGAGCGGTGCAAGGAAACCTACACAGATTTAGAAGACTTTGCGTCAAAGCTACCCGAGTCATTGATACCAGTTACTGCTGTAAGAGAGTTTACAGAAGCTGACAAGGAGGACATGGAGCGTGCGGCAGGTTTTGATAATAAGTACGAGTACAGTTTTCACGAGCTACTGCAACTGTCAGGTGTAGATAAAGGCTGTAACCAGATAAAACGAGCCATACTTAACCCAAACGATGTTACGTATGACCAATGGCTACACCTGCTTGCAACAGCTAAACATACAACCGAAGCGGCACAAGCTATACATTTAATCTCTAAAGGGTACAAAGACTATGATCCTGAAGAGACCGATAAGATAGCTGAGTCCATAAAGAAGCCGCATCTTTGTATCACGTTTGAAAAAGACTGCCCGTCAGGTTGTGAAGGCTGCATACATAAGGGCAAACACAAAACACCTTTAGGTATAGTGCAGAGACTACGCAAAGCTGAAACCAATACGGTAGAGGTAGTTGTAGACGAGCAAGCTATCTTGATGGAAGGCGAAGAAGTAATAGCGTCTGACCAACAGGTTGCACCGAAGGTTGCTGTACACACTGTGCCGGATTACCCCGGTGGGTACTTCAGGACAGCTAACGGTGGTGTGGGCCTAGTTACTACAGATGATAAGGGCGAACGGCAAGAGATAGAGATATACGACAGGGATTTGTATGTCACCAGAAGACTGAAAGACCCGATATTCGGGCCGATATTTGAGTTCAAACACCACACAGCTAGGGAAGGTATACAAACATTTGTAGTCAAAGGCTCCGAGCTATCCAAGAACGAGAGCTTCAGAACTACGATGGCAATGAATGACATCCATTTACTTGCAGATGACGCAAAGAAACTTATGACTTACGTGAACAAATGGGTAAGGCACTTGGTGGATACTGCTGATGCGGTGACCGTCAGGACGCAGTTTGGTTGGACAGAAAACATGAAGTCCTTTGTTGTAGGTAACAGAGAGATATTTCCACACGAGATAAAAGAGAACCCTCCCGGTGGGCGTACAGCGCAATACTTTCCTATGTTCAACAAGAAAGGGACACTGGAAGATTGGAAGAACGTAACTAGTTTTTATAACCGGGAAGGTTTTGAAGAACACCAATTTATGTTTGGTCTATCTTTTGGGTCTCCCTTGATGGAGTTTATACCGAATATATCTGGGGCGTTGTACCACTTGACTAGTTCTGAAACAGGACTAGGTAAAACTACGGGGATGTGGGGCGGTGCCTCTATATGGGGTAACCACAAGAAGCTGGTACTAAAAGGTAAGGATACTGGTAACTCAGCTTGGAACCGCGCAGAGATTTTTAAGAATCTACCTCTCTACATAGATGAAACCTCTAACTTTAAACCCAAGGACGCTAGTGATTTTGTATACGCCATCAGTGATGGTGAACAAAAGAATCGGCTTAGTAACTCTGGGCAGAATGAAGAGCGGTACAGAGGCGAAGAGTGGAGTCTGCTAGGGGGCACCTCCGGTAATAAGAGCTTGCTAGAAACTATGATGGAGTACCGAGCATTACCGAAAGGTGAAGCAGGTAGAGTCATAGAAGGTATGGTTGTTAAAAAGCTGTTCGGCCCAGAGGATACGTTACGAGCTAATTCACTGAATGATGATCTAGCAAAGAACTACGGGCACGCCGGAGAAGTATACATTCAGCACATACTACAAACCGTAGAGGAAACCGAGAAGTTAGTGCTAGCTACTAGAGACAAGCTGATTATGAGGGCCAAGCTAGAGCCATCGCATCGTCACTGGGCTGCTGAATGTGCTGTGGTGTTTGCTGGTTGTGTAATTGCCAAAGAGCTTGAACTTATAGATTGGGACTTGCACGCTTTATGGCGTTGGATTATCAAAAAACTGAAGATGTTGAAGATAGAAATGAAAGAGATGATGATAGATATACATGATCTGGTAGGCCAATACTACCAAGCGCATGTACGAAACATTCTGCGTATACGAAGCACTGATGATGCTAGAGGTGATCCTGTGAAAGAGAACATACTAAACCCGCAACAAGACAGGCCAATGTACAAATGGGTTGGAAGGCACGAAACAGACATTAACCGGCTGTACCTGTTGCCTACACCGTTTAAGGAGTGGTGTATATCCAAGGGGCACCATTTTAGTGCCATATCCCAACTTGTAGAGATACACATGAACGGCAAGAAGAAAAAGGTACGTTTGGGTAAAGGCACGAACCTAGATATAAGCCCGCAACACTGTTGGATTATGGACTTCAGATACGATGAGTTTGCTGCTAGTAATCAACTCGATGCCGATTTGGTAGAGGGGGAGGACGATGACGCGGGTGATGCTGACTGACATATCCCCAGACGGTGTACGCATCGTGGTGGATTGGGACAAGTTTGTACCGGGTTCTTCCGTATTTATACCCTGCATCAACACTACTAAAGCCATTAAGCATTTAGCAAAAGCCGCTCGGATTGACACAAAAGATATAGAAAAACGCGTTTGTGTAGAAGGTGGAAAGTATGGAGTTCGTGTGTGGAGAATGAAATAATCGTTGTGTGGAGCTGTATGGAGTTGTATGGAGTTGTATGGAGTAACACAAGATGTGGTACAATATAACTTCATCATTCTCCTAGGGTTCTACCATTCCCCTTGAGAAACTGATTAGCCCCTACTTTGTAGGGGCTTTTTTTATGAGCCAAACATAAGCTCGATTTCTCGCACCACTGTAGGTCTTCTATTCGGGGATATAAACACACCACCTGTTTGCCGTATAGCCTCGGTAGTTCTTGTATAGCTGTCCCATGAACGATCTATAGTTTCAGACGTTATAGCTATTTCAGGATG